GCTCGACCTTCGCCCAAGTGCTCTCCTCAAACCATGAGGAGGTCGCTCTTGGGGACCCATGCGGCCCGGAAGACCGGGACGCCAGCTACTGCGACACCACTCTCGTAATCAATATACGGGGGTGGCTCTTCAGTAAAGTACTGAAGCAAGCAAGCAGCTGTGTCCTGTCGGACGGTTGTTGACTTAGCATTAACGCTAAGTAACTTCAACTCCCATCTATGGAGGTTCTCGTTCCATCTTTCTTTGACGGAACTATGGACCTTATAACCCATAGACGTTTTCCGACCGAACATCCCGCTATCCATCGATACCAGGGGAATCCTCTTAAGGAGGCTCCCTGGTGTCGATCGATCTAGCCATTCCATCACACGCCACCATCCTCTAACATAGAAGTTATTGGAGACGGCAATGTGACTGGCGATGGAAGCGGGGTCGGACTCTACTGGTCTTGAGAGTACGTGGGCAGGTGTCACATCGTGACCCCTGAACGCGTCCATACCGCAACTTTCACGGAAGTTACCCCCCGTGTGGGTTTTGGTAAGGTTCACTCTCAAGTGCAGGGAAGTTAGTACTTCCCTCACCAGCGGTTCCCATTCTACGGGGACAATTAAGTCGTCTCCGTAGATACGGACCTGCCGGCACAGCCCATTGGCTCCAAAGATATCACGCCTAGGGTGTAGGTAAGAACCTACACCGAGGCAGATAGCAAGGAACACGAGAGACTGTACTGGAAAGGTAAGTGCGCTTCCTTGAGTGGAGAACTTCCTAAGCTTGACAAGCGAAGGAATCGCCGAGTCTATCGAGCAATCGATAAATCTCGTACGGCAAGCCGCCATCGATCCTAAAAGGATGGGAGCGGACCGGAAAACGCGTTCTACAAGAGAACACGAAATTCGGTCACTCGCACTCTTAAGGTCAATGGTAGCATGCTTTCCAGTCTTGGATGCTTGGAGCGCCATTTCACGGGATGGATTCTGATCGTTGAACACGATACATTGTCCAATCCATGATTTGGCCACTGCAGTATAAAGGTATCGCATGATACCTTGCTGTATCCATTGATGAGAAACGGGTTCCTTGGCGATAAGCCGAGGCCCTTTCATAGTCTTGGGCACAGCTCGGAGTACGGAATGAGGCTCGTGAGAGTCCCACCCGTATCCCACTGAAGTGTCAATTCCCCCGATTTCGAGGCTAGTAGAGCCGCAAAGATCGTACGGGAAATAGTACTCCAATCTCGGAGGCCAGTTGGGGAAAGCATATTTATACTCACCCTTTCTGACGTCTGAGACAACACCAGGTCCATGTCTGAAATCGAGCTGTCCAGGGTCAAACCCTGAAAACACTCGACAGATCCTGTCCGATAGTCTTTGGACAGAATCGAGCACAGGCAGGAGCCCCTCATCCTTGTGGAAGAGAGGCTCGTTTTGAACGAGTCCAACCATGTCACGTAAGTGACGCTGATTAGACTCGCCAAAATCACTACCGTCACCGTCCCAAGAAGGAGACGGCGGCGGAAGTTGCTGCTCAACATCGTAAAACTCCTTAGTAGCCTCATAGAGGTACCGGGGAGCGCATTCAGCCTTAACGTCTACTCCGGCGTAAAGTAATTGACGCAGGGAGGAGACGACGGCTGGATCGATGTCGCTCATCAGACACCCAGAATCGTCAGCAATCCTCTTCCATAACCCCCGGAATAGTCTGGGGATGACGGACCTATAATGGGAAGACCTCGAAAGAGGCTTTCCATCAAAGGCAAGGAGGCCTGTGGAAAGTGCCTTGTCAAGACACTTTCCCAGCGCGGGGAGATCCATCGTAAAGACAGGATCGCCTCTCGTCTGACAAAGGGAGATGAGATGGATAAGATCTTTATCCCACTCCTTCTGGTCGTTAGGGAAATATACGGCGATATCTTTAAGAATCGCCGTGTAGAGTCCTATGAAGTCAAAAACGGCACCTTTAGTCACTCTAACCTCCTATAGGTTGGATACGACTGCCGGTCCCACTCTCGACAACAACCTCTATTTTCTCTTCCTAACAGCTGTTAGGAAGGCAGCACAGATCACCGCTCCCCAGATAATGGGAAGAGCAATCTGTGCCGGAAGCTCATGCAGGATCAATTGATCCATGCAATGAGGTCTCCGAGATCAGCGTCGGTAGAAATATCGACGAGACCCTGATAGAGGTACGACGCGTTAGTCGCATCGTCAAGCTCGTCATTCCGGAAAACGGAATAAGCTTGACGTACGATCTTGGGCGTCGTCGAAGTGGCGTATACCACCTGAGTGAGCTCAATGTTGTGGCGGTCAAAGACGACCCCATCAGCATTGCGCTTTTCCTTCCCGTGCCGAATAATGAGCGTAAGCTCAAAAGTCGACCCGCGATAGAAATACTCAGACAAGTATTCGCCCTGACGGATGCGAGCCAGATTGTAGTTTGTCCCATTGATGGGAACTACCATCGGGTTAGTGAGACTCATTTTGACTTCTCCATGGTAACCACCTTTCAGCGTGCGTCATTTGACCCACCTCTGAACGGCGAGGTTGCCAAGGATCGACGCCATCCCCCCGGTGACAAAGGGGAGATGGACTTCAGGATAAACCGTCGCGAGCGGAACTCTTCTTTTGATTTCCGCACGCGGGCTACCTTGAGTGAAAGAGAGATTCGAAAGATTCTCAAACCTCCACTCATTGGTAATGTGGTGCATAACACAGTACCTGCCGCTGGCAGCTCCTATAATATTGTACGACAAGTCTATAAAGTCGCCAATATTGGAGAACCAATCAATCATCCAAGTCCATGGCATCAATTCCCACAAAGTTCGTGGGGTTATATCGATGCCATTGGCGAGGCGATTGGCTAAGTACTTCTCCTCCGGAGACCCTTTAGGTGGGATATTGCCTTTTGGTATTGTCCAAACGACAGATCCCCAAGATTGAATCTTGGAACGATAGTACGCATTGTACTGAGCGTTCGCCTGGTAGTGGTCTACGAAGTACCCCCGATGCGAAAAGTATTCGGGGGTGTCATGTTTCCACACGGTCGCTTTCCTCTTTCCTCCGCCAGGTTCTGTCATACGCCCGAAGTCGTCGACACGCTTATCACAGCGGTCTTGGAAGTCGAGCAATGATTTCAGGTCCTGGATAAAGGGATTGATGCCGAATGCTAGAAGTAGATTCCAGTCCGCACCCGCCTTTAAAAGCGAAGTGGGCTTTCGTCTATTCAGTATAGCGTCACCAATGTCCCTAACTTGCTGAGGTAATTTTCGAAAGTCCTTTAGCTGACCAACGGCACTACTTCCATTCCAATTGGCGTGGAAGGGTGACGTCTTAGCTAAGGCATTCGAAAACAAAGAGTTGTCGCTAGGAAGGCCTGCGTACACATCACCGAAAATATAGGTGTTGAGTAAGACCGGAATGTTTTCGTCTCTATAGGCGAATCCATTCTGGCCTGTCACAGAGCCCATGTAATAGTCCACGATCGTTAACTCGAGAGGATTATCCAAATCTGGATACCCCGCGACGTCGTTCATGTACTTTGCATACTGGGTAAAGCCGTTATAGTGGATATTCCCGAGACCCCCGACGACGTCAATCGCGTCGCCGCCGTGAGTCGGAGGACCACTTAACGTACGATACCTAGCACCTGGCAACGAAAGCTCCTGAAGTAGGCTAGAATGTAGGGAATGGACTATCCATCGAGTTCATCTCGGGGCACCCGCAAGGGTG